TCAGGTTTGAACCGTCTCCCATTTTTGCCCCTGTGTGCGTTGGCAACAGTGCTGGCTATGATACCAGCCTGCAAGTCCCCCCGAACTGCGCCCTGTGGATACATTTGCAGATACACCTGCCATTCGGTTAATTCGCGGCTTGTGTGCTTATCAAGCACCTCGCCCGGCGACATACCCAACAGAACGGCCAATTCAAAGACTAGTCGTCGAAGAGAGTCTCGTCGAAATTTTCGACCATCTCCTCCATATCTTCCTTAGTTAACCCACTAAGTTCAGTGGCAACTTTGGCAACACGCATAAGTGCCCTGGCGCTCTTCTTCGACAATGCCGCTATGTCATCGTCAGAGAACAGCCTGTTCCCGTCCTTATCAACAACACATAAAGCAACAAGTTTTTCCAGGGCATACCTGGTGTTTATTTGTCCCTTCTTTCCTTGCAAAGACTCCTCGTATTTCTGGCGTTCGCGTCCAGTCATACCCCGAACACCTACAATACCGCCCCATTCAGGGACTTCCACTTCTCTGACTTCAACGTCATTTGCACCCAAAATAGCTTCTTTGGTCAAGTAAACTTTCTTGGACATGGTTATACCTCCTTAATGTTGCAGGGGGCTGTTAAGCCCCCCTTATTAACTTTCTTTACCGAAAGACGGTTTTGCGGTAGCAGCCAAAGTAATAGTTGCTTCCAAAAGCCCATCTGACGTGATTTCGCCCGGTTCAAATCCGGCAATGTAAGCCTTAAATTCTAGGTAGTTATCCCCGTCTGGGTAGACAATGCGGCAAGTAACCAATTCCCGGTTTACCAACCGTTCGAGAAACGCCTTCTGGTCTTCATCATCTGGTTCAAACAGTACATTCAGGGTTGCATCCCCCAACCGAAGAATGGTTGGCTGTTTTTCCTCGACGCCGCCCTCGGAATCCAAAACGGTGGCGTCCGCCATATCAGCGGTTACACCCGGAGGTGTAATACTACGAATGCGGGCTATGTCTGTAAACGTGGACTCGCCCTCTTTCTTTACCTGAAACTTAGTTCCAATACCCCACATAACTTTCACTCCTTCTTATTTGTGTAATAAATGAAAAAGTCTACATCTGAGCGATATAGACCCGTCTCGTGTTCGTAACTATCCCGATAGTCTGCCTGTATTATTTGGGCCTTTATCTTGTCGCCCAACACCCCCACAAAGAAATCAAGGGCGTTATTCAGCGCTTGTGCGATCCTTCGTGCAAGCACTAGATCGTCCGCATAGGCAGAAAACTGGAATCTTGGGCTGTCAGCGGAATTTCCGCTAAGTGAAAGGGTTCGTGGCGAGCTGACACGTTGCCACACCACCGCAGGGGTTTTTTCCCCTTCCGGTATCGCCAAAGGGAACAATCTGTTCCCAATAAGCGCAGTCAGTTCATCATCGGCCAATAGATGAGCAACCAGCGCTACTTCAATATCCAAGTTTCTTCACCTCCTCAAGCACTGCCTCTTCCATTGTTTTGCGTGTCTGTTCCACTGCGTTATCGTGCTGCTCGTCCACGGCAGGACGCATAAACGGTTGTGCCGGGTGGAAAGACGTACCAAACTCCTGGTAGTAATCGTAAGAATGCCAAGAGCCTCTTTTCGGTTTCAGGCTGGAAGCCACTTGCACCCTCACTGCCCTGGAGCTTTGGTACGCAAAGGTGGAACGCAACGAATCGCGAAGTCGCCCGGTATCCACCGGAGCCTTTCGCTTCGCACTTCTTAAAATTGGTTCTGCGCCCGCCTTAGCCGCTTTGCCTAGCGAACGTCTGGTGGCGTTTTTAGGAATTTTCTTCAGGGCATTTTTGAGTTCCTTAGAACCCTTGATCTCTACGCGAATCCGCATTCAACTCACCTTTTCCTTGCACATAAGCTGAATCTCGTAATTTTGCTCCACTGGGTTCATGACGGACTCTATTTCAAATACCCTGTCGCCCCACCTAACACGCATGTCGGGCTTAATGCCTTTGATATAGCGGAATGAGATGCGGACTGTTTGCTCGTTAACAACTTGCCTGCTTTCCCAATATTCGCGCCCGCGCAGAGGATCAATTTCCGCCCACACAGTGGCGAATGGCACCCAGTCGCGGATAGGCTGGTTCAGTTCATTCCGGCCAATTTCAGTGTACTGTTCGATAACAACTTGATGGCGGAACACCCTTTTGCGTTTTTTCACGTTAACCACCAGCCTTCGCCTTGAGCATGCCAATCATAGTAATCAGGCTTTGGTCAGACACTTTTCCCACTTGCCCCGGATCTTCAAACCACCGCACAAGAAGCACCTGGGCTGTCGCTTGCGCCAATGGGTCAACCGGTTCTTCGTCACCCCACCGCTTTCCCGTAGCAACCGCCAGGTATTCTTCAATAGCAGGAACGTAGGAGAAGGCTTTCGGCGGTACTTGCTCCGGGCTGTCGTAGTCAAGTGCTTCGGCAACTTGTTGAGGGGTTAGTAACGCCATATCACCACCTGCCTTTAGGGAAGGGAAGCTCGAAGGCTTCCCTTAATCCCCAATGGTTTTTGTTACTATCACGGTGTAGACGGTTTCTGCGTCCCCGTTTGTAACCGTGATAACCGCTTCGTTTTCGCCACCCTCCCACGTGGCGGACGATCCGTTTGCCACTTCCTTGCCGTTTATCATAATCACAACTTCCGCTTCCTCATCGGCTGGGGTTGCTGTGATCTTGTTGGTGGCGTTTGTGGTTGTGGCTGTGTAGTACAGGACTTCGGGGTCAAACCCTACGGTTTCCCCGTCCTCCTGTACCAGAGTCAAAGTCCCTATCGCCAGCCCCGATAGGGACGAGTTTAAGGGTTTCCCGCGCCGCCCTCATCGGCACCCTTGCGGACAATGACAACACCGTGCGGATCGAGCAGCTTGCCGTCAGCAATCATGATGGCCTTGTCCACCCACTGGTTAGTGTCGTGATCGAAGTAGCGGAACAGGGCCAACTGCATGTTGGAGTTGATAACATAGTTGTTTAGGTTGGCGTAAATGGCAATCACGTCACCTGGATCGGAACCGTAAGGCCCACTGGCGTCATCGTAGGGAGCGATCACGTCGTCTTCAACAAGGATGACTTCCTTGCCGCCGAAACGCTCCTGCGGGCCGTTGGTGATGCCGTAGTTCACGCGTCCGACAGGCTGGCCGTTCTGATCCACCATGCCGTCAATGTAACTCTCGAAAGTGCCGCTCGCCATGTAGAAGGCGGCCCCAGCCTTGTAAGCCAAAGGCATTTTGGCGAACACCTTCTTCTTCCAGGCGGCCCAAGAGCCGATTTCGGACGGGCTGAGAGTTACAATGTTGTCAGAAGGAATTCGGGTGTCCTTGGTAATGCCAAGAGGCTTATTGTTGCCATCACCGGAAATAATGGCTTTGTCAAGAGCCTCAACCATGGCTTCAACAATCAGATCCCTCAAGGTGGACTCAAAGCTGTCCAACGTTACGGTGTCGGCAAGCAAGGAAGTGGCTACTTTTACCTCAAGCCCATGGTAGCTAAACGTGACAGAGTCCTTGGCCTCCACCTTCTGGCGTACACCGGAACCCTCGCCAACCCACTTAGCTTCGGGTTTCAGGGACAGGATGGGAACCTGCACTCCGCCCTTAACACTCAGCTTGCGCACACGGTTGAATACCTGTCCCCGGACTTTTAGCTCCTGAATGATCTCATTCAGAATTGTGGTGGGGACAATAGCAGCCAGATCGGTTACGCCAGCGAATGCGTCCGTAGGTTGATCGCCGGACCGCAACTCAGGTGTTACTTTACCGGTCTTGGCAAACTCCATGAACGCCTTGCGATACTCAACGGTATTCCACGGATCTTCTTCACGCCGTTCCTCCTTGGTGGCGGTGGTTAATTGACTGAAGGTAGCCATGGGGTTCAGCTTGCCTTCTGGCACCTGCGGGACAGGCTTCTGGCTGCGGAATTCTTCCTCACCAACCTTCTTTTCCACTTCTGCAATCATGTTGCGCAGTTCGTTAATTTCGGTGTTTAGGGTGTCAAGTTCCGCGCTGATGTTCCGCAGTTCTTGAATGTCTTCGGTTGTCTTTACTTTCTCTGCAAGTTCAGCCTTGCGGGCTTCCTTGGCAGTAAGCATTTTTTGTAGCTTGTCAAGCATGATGTTCACTCCTTCTAAAATTTGGAAAGTATTTGCGCCCGAAGTTTTTCAAGCGCCAACGCCTCCGCGTTCTTAGAAGAAGCCTCCGCTTCTTTAGCGACCTCCGCCGCTCGTGCAGCCTCCGCTGCCTTTTTCTCTATCTCGTACTGGGCTTCAGCCCAGGAGCGAGCAACAAGGGAAGTCTGTTCATAGGCCGGGAAAGTGACAGCCGACACATCGTAAAGACGCTTTATCTTCTTAATGGTGCGTGTTCGGGTGTCGCGGTCGTAGTCGTCTTCGGCCACGGTAAACGAAAAGCTCATTCTGTCGAAGAAACCGTTTTTGATGTCCTCAAACAGTTCCCGACCGGTGGCGTTCTTGCTCAGATCAGCTTCGATATACAAACCGTCCGGGCGAATAAACAACTTCAAAGTGCCATTTCTGGTTTTGGCAGCCGGTTTGCCCGTATGATCCACCACGAGCACAACATCGTCCATTTTGGCTTCATCGAAGGCCCGCGGATCGACTTTTTCTTTGTACTGAACACCGTCAATTTCGTAGATAACGGTTTCCTGATCAAAAACGACGGCCCGCCCGTAAACCATCATGCGCCCGTCGTCTTCTTGCCTATGTTCAAACCCAAAGGTTTTATAGTGTCTGTCACGCGTTATCAAAACCATCACTCCTCTTCCTGGGTTTCTTCATCATTGTCTTCCTCAATCTCCGCCACCCTGTCCTGGAAGGCTTTTACCCGCCTCATTTGGTACTCGTCAGCAATGGCGACAGAAATGTAGTTCAGAGAAATGGTTCGCCTGTTGCCTTCTTCACCAGGAAGCGGTGGATAGCCGATAATTTGTAGCTTTTGGTTGTCGGTTAATAACCCTTGCTCACCAGCGATTTTCAGCAGGTTTAGCTTAGTCTGCATGCTCATATACATTAAGTCCCGCTGGTAGAACACAACCTGGTTTCCGTGGTTTAGCTCGTTCTCGGTGAACAGGCACGCCGAAAACGCTTGACTCATGCGGATAATAAGGGGTTCGAGTTCTTGCTCATACCAAATCTGGTAGTCTTCCCCGGTGAAGTTCCCGGACAAAATTTTTAGCGGAACGCCTACCCAGTTAAGAATTTTGTCTTGGATAAAGGCCATTGTTTCCTTGTCAATCAGTGCCGGGTTAATTTCCAAAGGCGTGTATTCGGCTTTCAAGTCGGTTACAAGAACACCAGACTCGCCTGCCTTGATAGCCTTTTCAAAGCGTTCGCGTTCTTCTGCTTGCTTCGCATCGTCTATCAAAGTATTTACCCTAAGTACACCACGGACGTTTAGTGTGGCAGGAATTGCCTTCTCCAAACCTTCCAAAATGGCATGTTCTACTTCCAGCACCCGGAGCAGCGACTCGTTATCAGGGCGTCCGTTCTTTCCCCCGCCCAGCAACTCGTGTTCCGAATACTTCTTGCGCAGGTGAATAACATCGTCGTAAGGAATGGTGAACTTGTTCCCGCCCCCGAAGTCGAATTCCACAAATAGGCGTTCCGTTTCGTCTTGTAGGAACGTTGCTGTTAAGGGGTTCAAGGGATAGAACCCCGTGTACCGCCTATACGCCCTCCCCTGACTGTCTATCGCAATGTCGTAAGCAGGGTAAATAAAGCAGTTGTAATTCTTGAACAAAAGCCAAGTCATCTTTTCTAAAAACTCACTCGTTGTCATAACGGGGTTAGGCTTGAATTTGAACAGCCTGTTGAATTCGCTTTTGGGTTCTGTAATTCGCCCTTCGTTGTCTGTGCGAATGTGTCGCGGCTGGAGCTTGCTTATTTCCACAGCCACCCTGTTGACAGCGGCATGGACAATATCACTCACATATATGTCCCTGCCGAAGCTGGAAAACACCGGTATAGAACCGTCAAGCATTCTGGCGTACAAACGCCTTTGCCTTCGTTCAGTTGCCTTCGGGAACAGCCTTGCGAAAAATGATCTTACCGCCATCAGTTCACCACCCTTCTATGCAAATAATTCAGTCTGCGTCTTGTGCTGTTCTATCCTCCTGCGGGCTATCTCGCAGTATTCTTCGTTAAGCTCAATGCCAATAAAAAACCGCCCTAGGTTTAGGGCGGCCAAAGCCGTTGTTCCGCTTCCCAAGAACGGGTCTAACACAATTCCTTCAGGCGGGGTGACAAGCTTGATAAGGTATTCCATTAAGGCTATGGGCTTCACCGTTGGGTGTTTGTTAAACTCGCCCCGCTCCTTCCTTGAAGCCTTAGCGCAATAGAAAAACCTGCTTACACCCTCTTGTTGCTCATCCAACATTCGCCCAGCTTCTTCGTCAAGTATTACGTTGGCGGGGAATCTGCCTTGGGCTATGTTTACACCATCTTTGCTGAAGGCCCCTCCACTAGATCCCTCACTATCACTCATATATCCCTGTTTGGGCTTACAATAGTTGTTGTAAAGTACCTCCGTGCCAATGCGACACCTATCAATATTCAGCCCACCAGTCCCCCACTTTATCACGTTTTCCGCAATAGTCTTTTCGCTCAAAGGCTTTCGGGCCAGCACGATTGGCTCATTGGCGGGCTTCAGAGCGGTGCCCCAGCCTTGCCACTTTTGGGCTTGTTCAGTATCTGGTATGGTTTCGTAGTGCTTCGCTCCCCCAGCCAGTTGACCTATTCTCTCCCCACCTGCGGTTTTACCATTTTTATATAGAAATCTACCCCGTTTAGGGGTTCCTCCCAATCTTTTATCAATAGCCTTGCTTATATTATGACTTTTAGGAAATCCACTTCCGTAAAGCCACTGGAGACAATCGCGGATTTCAAATCCTCCAAGCCTCAAGGAAATGCCCATGAGGTCGACGGTTCTTGTGCCTGCAAAGCACAAAATGTGACCGCCCGGCTTTACGACTCGGCACACCTCCCTCCACACCGCAGGACCAGGGACAAACGAATCCCACTCCTTGCCCATGAATCCGCCACCACGGTGGTTGTAATCGTCACCAGCAAGCCAATGACGCAACACTTCTTCGATGTCCGGCTCACGGCTAAGTCCATACGGAGGATCGGTCACCACCGCATCCACTGAGTTATCGGGCATCGTGCGAAGCACTTCTAAGCAGTCCCCGTGGATTACTTGGTTAAGCATGCACACGCCCCCCTTACCTAATGATTTGCAAATACTCTGTCCTATTCCACTGGTACATCATATAGCAAATAATCAAAGCCACCGCCCCGTCAATACGCTTATTAGCCAACCCCTGAACCTTTACCGGGAATATCAAACCCTCACTGTCAACTTCCAAACCAACATTGGACAAGCACCAGCGATCTATCGGGTTGTTATTATAATTGACCAGTTTGCTTTTCAAGTCAGCCTCACACAGCTTCATAGGGTTGGATACCGTCTTCTTGTTGAATGTCAATTTCACGCAATCAAAGCCTGTTTCTTCGAGTTCCTTAATCAAATAATGGGCCTGCCAGCGATCAATGCCTATTTTGAAAGGCCGGATATTGAATTCTTTCACCAGGCGGACGAACCACTGGGTAATTAGGCGGAAGTCGTTTTCGTTTCCGGGCGATATTTCCAAAAGCCCTTGTCTTGCCCATTCCAGATAGTTCTGCTTGTCCTCCTTGCTTCCGGCTTCCACACGGGCTTCAGGGATCCAATACTTCTGAATAACGTACTTGGTGTTGTCCCCGGGCCGCATAACTAACAACTTGGCGGCACACAAGTCCGTAGTTTCACTCAAGTCCACCCCGCCCAAGCCTATCGCCCCACGCA